ATTATTATGTAAGTTTTAAAAATAATGATTCGTTATATTATTATTTTTTTACAGTCCACGATTTAGAAGAAGTAAAAGATATATTAGATTCAGAAGAAAAAGAATATTTAAGTAATGTAATTAAACCATTTAGAGATAGCGCTATAAACATTAAAAAGTTTGAAAATTACAGAGATAGACAAAAAGAATATATAAAAATTTATATCAAAAATGATTTTGCAATCAATTTGCCAAACTTTAAAAAGAACACAATGTATAAAAATATGGAAATCAATAAAGCATACACATTAGAAGAATTAGGATTATAAAAATTAATAGACCGTAAAAAAGGGGAATAAGAAAAAAAATGGAACAGAAAGAAATTAACAATATTAAAGAGCCATATATAAATGGCGAAACAGGAATAACATTAGGAAACTGGATAAAAGATACAATAGAGAATTGGGTTAAACGAAATCCAGATAAAATATCAGAAAATGCGCTAAATGAGTTAATACAACAACAAACAAAATTTTTAAAAAAATTAGGAGGTACACATAATTGAAGTTAAGTAAAGAAGCAAAAAGAAATACAATTGCGGATTTAAGAAAATACCCAGATTGGATTGTTAGAATTGAATGTGAAGGTTTGGGAGGAGAACCGGTCACAATTGGTGGCTTTTGGGAAGAAAATTTTACAGCTCAACAAAACAATTGGAGACAATCTGTAATAGAAAATACAATGGTTTACGATGAAGAAGTAAGGAAAAAAATTTTTGCAATAGAAAGAGTCTTTGAAAGATTGCAAGGAGACATGAAAAGTATAATAAGATTAAGATATTTATTGCCAGGTAATACTGTAGAAGATATATGCAGTAAGCAAAACATTCCACAAGCTACATATTTTAGACTTCAAAACAGTGCATTAATAAGTTTTGCAAGGGCTTTAGGACATATAAAATAAATTTGATAGAAATTTGATAGAAATTTGATAGAAATTTGATAGTTTTTTGTGGAAATTTTGAGAGTGTCAAGTTATAATATCAATAGATTTAAAAGTGTGTCCAAAAAAGAAAAGTTAAATAATTAATCCAATAAGGTCTTTTTTTACCAATAAAAGTGAGGGGGATAATTATAAATAAACAAAATCTTTTTAAAAAATACAAAACAGAAATTTGTAAATATTGTGCAAATAAAAATGGAAATGATTGCAATATACATATAACTGTAGATTTATCTGTAAAATGTTGTAATTACATAAAAGATAAAACAAAGTTTAAAAAAAGCCAAAATTAACAGAGTGGTAGAGGGAGATTTATTATGTGTGCAAGAAAACTAATCTACAACAGAGGAGGTAATATATTATGTATCTAAAAGTAAAATCAAAAAAAGAAAAAAATCTTATACAGAAAATTTCTAAAGAAAAAAATGAACTAGTAATAAAGGTATTAAATAAAAAAGGTTATACATGTAATAATACAATAGAAAGTCAAAAAGAAATAAGCAAAAAGTTAAATTTAGAGCAGAGAAAAGTAATATTAGAAAATCAGAATGAGAAATTATCTAAAATAGGAAGTTATTATATCTGGGAAGCAGATGTAACAATAAAAATAGTAGATGTAGTAACAGGAAAAGAGGTATAAGATTATGTGGAATATATTTTTAGGAATTATATTAAGTTGTGTAGGAGCATTAGCAATACTTATTACTCTTTTTATTTGTGTTGCAATATTAGATACAATAATAAAAGATTTTAAAAGAGAATAAAAGAAAGAGAGGTAATCTTATATGACAGATGCACAAAAAAGATTTTGTGATGAGTATTTAATAGACCTTAATGCAACAAGAGCATATAAGGTTGCTTATCCTAATTGTAAAAAAGATGAAACAGCAAGAGCAAATGGAAGTAGACTGCTAACAAAAGCTAACATCCAAATATATGTATCAGATAAAATAAAAGAACGAGAACAAAGAACAGAAATAACACAGGATATGGTAATAAAAGAATTAGCTAAAATAGCATTTTTAGATATAAGAAAACTATATACAGAAAATGGACAATTAAAAAATATAGCAGACATTGATAGTGATACAGCAGGAGCAATATCACAACTAGAAACTTTAGAAGAATATGATGGTTATGGAGACGACAGAGAAAAAATAGGTGATACACAAAAAGTAAAACTATTAGATAAAACAAAAGCTCTTGAATTGTTAGGAAGACATTTAGGAATATTTAATGACAAAATAGATGTAAACGTTAAAGAAAAAGAAGAAAAGAAAAATGCTATATCAGATATATTAAATCAAATGCAAAGTGCAGATGATGTGTAATGTTAAAACTAAGTCAAAAATATAAAGAGTTTTTACAAACAAAATGCAAGAGAGAGTTTCTGGAAGGAACAACTGCAGCAGGAAAAACAACAGTAGGAATATTCAAGTTTATGTGTATGGTTGCTGACTCTGATAAAAAGTATCACATTATTGCCGGGGATGATGTAGGAACAGTAGAAAAGAATGTAATAAATTCTGAAAATGGTTTATTAGAACAATTTGAAGATATAGCAGAGTACTGGCCTAAAGGAAAAGACAAAATAAGATTACCACATATAAGATATGATACAAATAAAGGTGAAAAGATAATATATGTATGTGGGTATGGTGATAAGAAAAGATGGAAAAAGGTCCTTGGTGGACAAGTTGGATGTGTGTATCTCGATGAAGTAAATTTAGCAGATATGGAGTTTATGAGAGAAGTTACACATAGGTGTAAATACATGATGACAACATCTAATCCAGACGACCCATCACTAGATATTTATAAGGAATTTATAAATAAAAGTAGACCAATACCCAAGTATGAACAAGATTATCCAACAGAGTTATTAAAAGAATTAAAAGAACCACATGTACAAGGTTGGGTACATTGGTATTTTACTTTTTATGATAATGCAGCATTAACCAAGGAAGATATACAAGAAAAAATAGATGCAACACCGATTGGAACCAAAATGTATAAAAATAAAATACAAGGATTAAGAGGAAAAGCAACAGGATTATGCTTTAATTTGCAACCAAAAAACATAATAACAGTAGAAGAAGCAAAGAAGATGAAATTCAAGCTATTTTCTATTGGTTGTGATACATCATACTCAAAAGAAAGTCACGACAAGGTAACATTAGAAGGTATAGGTATAACAACAGATAATAAATGTATTTTACTGAAAGAAAGAACATTTAATAATAAAGATAGAACAATACCATTTGCTCCATCAGATGTTGTTCAATGGATAATACAATTTATGGAAGAGTTCAAGAATGAATGGGGATTTGCAAGAACATGTTTTATAGATAATGCAGACCAAGGAACAATAATGGAAGCAAACAAAGCCAAAAGGCAAAATGCATTAGTATATAACTTTGAAAATGCATGGAAAAAGACAAAGATAATCACTAGAGTTCAATTACAAGAAAGTTGGCTGAATACTGGTGATTTTTTAATTATTGAAACTTGTAAAGACTATATAGATGAATGTAATAAATATTCGTTTAATGAAGATAATCAACCTGAAGATAGAAACGACCACTCAATAAATGGTTGTCAGTATGCCTGGTTACCACACAAAAAGAAAATTGGTAATTGGGAAGTAATAAAAAAATTGATTAAAGATGAAAGTGAGGAATAAGAAATGAACAACAGAGCCAAATACATTACAGTAGATGAAGAAAAAAAAAACAGAATACAACATATAAGAGAATGTTTCTCAATTATCTATGATGAAATTGATTTAAAGTGCAAACCAAGTAGAGAAACATCATTAGCATTAACTAAACTAGAAGAAGCACAATTTTGGGCAATAAAAGGTGTAACTAGGGAGGTATAACATGGGAACAGTCAATGATAAAATAAAAAATGCAATACGAAATTGGTTGGAAATACAACCAAGCGTAGGAGATACAATAACGATACAAGAAACGAATACATTTGAAGGAAACTGTTTTAGAAATTTATTATGGTATAGAGGAGACGCATCAGAATTACATCAATATTACACTCAAACAGACGACTTAATGGGAAATGCAAAATTTTGGGCAGCACAAAGTACAACAGGTATAAATTTTAGAAAAATACATACTGGATTACCTGCTATGATAGTTGATATGTTAGCCGATATAACAGTTGATAGTTTCAATAAAATAGAAGTTAAAGGAAACAACGAAGCGCAAACAAATTGGGAGGAGATAGCAAAAGAAAATGACTTTAAAGAAACATTAAAACAAGCAATAATTGATGTATTTGTGCAATGTGATGGTGCATTTAAGATAAGTTATGATACAGACATAAGTAAATATCCAATAATAGAGTTTTATTCTGGACAGGATGTTGATTACGAATATACAAGAGGAAGGATAACAGGAATAAACTTTAAAAATAAATACCATAAAAAAGATGCTTGCTATACTTTGTTTGAAAAATACTCAAAAAATGGAATAAAATATGAACTATACAAAAATGACAAATTAATGGATAATTACAGAGCCATTCCAGAAACAGCAGATTTAAAAGAACCAAGAGACACAAATTTTATGTTGGCTGTACCTATGATGTTTAATAAATCAAAGAAATATAAAGGTAGAGGACAAAGTATATTAGAAAAGAAATTAGATGCCTTTGACAGTTTTGATGAGGTGTGGAGTAAATGGATAGATGCATTAAGAGATAATAGAACAATAACATATATTCCCGAAGATTTGATACCAACAAATGACAATGGAGATTTATTAAAGCCCAATACATTTGATAATAGATACGCTAAAGTAGGAAGTACAACATCGGAAACAGAAAGCAGTAAGATTACAAGAGAAAAAGGAGACTTTGACTATGAAGGAATGTTACAGTCATATATAACTGCATTAGATTTGTGTTTGCAAGGGTTAATAAGTCCATCAACATTGGGAATAGATGTAAAAAAATTAGATAATGCAGATGCTCAAAGGGAAAAAGAAAAAGCGACACAATACACGAGAGGAAAAGTAATAGATGTATTAGAAAAAGTTATTCCTAAGTTAGTTACAATATGTTTAAAAACCTATGATTTAGCACAAAAGAAAACATCAGGAGAATATGAAGCAATAGTAGACTTTAAAGAATATGCTAATCCAAGTTTTGAAGCAACAGTAGAAACGGTATCAAAAGCTAGACCAGGGCAAAATGTAATGAGTATAGAAAAAACAGTTGATACAATGTATGGAGATAGCTTAACAAAAGAAGAAAAAGAAGAAGAGGTAAAAAGGTTAAAAGAAGAAGCAGGAATAATTGAAAAAGAAGAGCCTAATATAATGGAACCATTAGAGTAGGTGATTAAATGCAAAATGAATATGATATAAAAAAAGTAATGGAAGAAATTGAATTACAATTAATTGCTTCCATGAAAAGAACATTATGGAGTCACAAAGAAGATGAAAAAGCAGAAGGATTTGACTGGCCACAATGGCAAGCATTAAAAATAAAACAATTTGAAGATTACAAAAAAGCAAATAAAGAAATATTTAACAATAACACAAAAGGGTTAAATAAATATTTATATAAGCACATAAAAGAACAATTCAAAGAAGGGGCTGGAAGAACCAACAAACAAGCAATACAATCAGGGATTATAAGGAAAGAAGATTCACAATTAGGTGGATCTTTTTTTGGATTAAATCATAGAAAACTAGATGCTTTAATAAAAAGTACAAAAAACGACATTAAAGATGTAAAATATGCAACTTTAAGAATGGCAAATGACCAATATAGGCAAATAATATACAAAGCACAAGTATTTGCTAATACTGGAGCAGGGACAGTAAAACAAGCAATAGATATGGCTAGTAAAGATTTTTTAGCAAGAGGATTTAATTGTATTGAATATAAAAATGGAACAAAACACAATATTGCAGATTATTGCGATATGGCAATTAGAACAGCAAATAAAAGAGCAAACCTAATGGGCGAAGGTGAGATGCGTAAAAAGTTAGGAAATCCATTAGTATATATATCAAAACATGGTGGTGCATGTGATAAGTGTACACCATGGGAAGGAAGGGTATACATTGATGATGTTTGGTCAGGAGGTAATGAAGCCAATGGACAATATCCATTATTAAGCATAGCAATAAACGGTGGTTTATTTCACCCCAGATGTCATCATGGTTCTAGCACATATTTCGAAGGAATAAATGATGAACCAGAAGAAGTAACACAAGCAAAGCATAATCATAATGAAGAAGATAAATATACACAGTATTTACAACAAAGGCAAAAGCAATATGAAAGATTAGCTGTAGGTAGTTTATTACCTGAAAATGTATCAAATTACCAAAATAAAGTTAATGAATTGCAAAATAAAATAGATAGTAGTAAAATATATTTATCAAGCGAAGAACAATATGCAATGAATCAATATATTAGCTCAGAAAGCTACAAATTGAACGAAAAATTAAGGGAACAATTGGAATTAACAGAACAGCAAAAAATACTTATAAATAATTTAGACAAAGCTTTAGATAATTTTTCAAGATATGAAGGAAATGTTACACGTTCAATAATGTTAGATGAAAATACTTTAAATAAATTCTTAAAGTCACACAAAGTAGGCAAAAAAGTAAAATATAAGGCATATACATCGGCGACAGTAGGAACTAGATATAATGATTTAAGCAATGTTGAATTATATATAAAATCAAAAAGTGGAAGAGACATAAGAAAATACAATAAAGAAGAGCAAGAAATATTATTTAAAAGGAATAGCTGTTTTAAAGTTGATAAAATTAAAAAGATTAATGATGTTTATTATATTTTTATGGAGGAAATAGATGGGTAATTTATCTTTTAAGAAGTTTCAAAAGCTAACAGATAAAAAGAAATGTGAAAGATACAAAGATTTAAATAGTCATGATAAATTTTTAGCTAGAATGTCACATGACCCTGGAATAGAAGTTATTGGATATGAAGAAGTAACAGACGAAGAGAAAGAATGGGCAGATGAATTAATAAAACAAATAGAAAAAGAAGAAAAATCCAAATAATTTTTATTTTTTCGACAAAATTCGACTTGATTTTCTAACTAATAGTGATATACTTTTTTCAAATATAAATAAAAGGAGAGGATAATATGATATGTCCAAATTGTGGAGCTAATAATAGTCAAGCTATTAGTAATGTTCATGGAAAAATAAAAAGAAGGGGAATAATTTCTACGTTAATTAATTTATTATTAATATTTTGCACATGTGGTTTTTGGCTAATAATAATGATAATAAGAGGTGGAAGCAAAGGGAAGATAAAAACAGAAACAATGTTTGTATGCAATGAATGTGGAACTGAGTTTACAGCAAAACAGTCACATAAAGCATTAGCAAATTCAAGAAATTAGAAGGTATCAAAAGGTATCTTCTTTTTTTATATGCAAGTTTAGTGTAACGGTAGCACAACAGTCTCCAAAACTGTTTGTAGTGGTTCAAATCCATTAACTTGTGCCATTTTTTAGAATTAGAGCTTTAAAAGGGCTCTTTTTTTATTGCAAAAATTATGGTCGACGGACCTTAAACGGGGGAGGTTCCAATATGGAAGACGATAAAAAACAAAATGCAGATACTCAAACTGCAACAGAGAATGCTCAAAACGAGCAAAAAACTGAAAATAAAAATGAGGGTGAGAAAGCTAAAAAACAAGTAGCTCAAAAAGGCGAAGATGGTTCAATAGTTTTCAAAAATCAAGATGAGTTAGATGGATTTATAAGAAGAATGTACGCAAAAGGCGCTGAAAAAGCAGAACAGGGTGAAACTTCTAAACAAGTTCAAGAAACTCAAAACAAGCAAGAAGACAAAGGACAAGAAGAACAAAAAGAGACTGTTCAAACAGACTATACTGACAAAATAGCACTTGCTATGGCCAAAGCTGGTGTTGATGTTAAGAAAGTTGAAAGAGCAGCAAGATTAGTTGATATGTCAAAAGTTTTAGAAAATGGAGTAATAGACACCAAAAAGCTAGAAGACGAAATCAACGCAGTAATTTCTGAATTTCCTGAACTAAAAATAGCAAGGGAAGAAGAAAAAGAAGAAAAAGGGTTTAAATTCGGAGCAACGCAAAGTAACTCTGATGAAAATCAAAAAAGCAAAAAGCCTGTAGCCACAAAAAGATGGAACAGGTTTAATTCATTTTAGGAGGTAATTAATTATGGCATTAAATTATGCAGAGGTATGGTCTCCAGACCTATTAGAAATTATGGAGCAAGAATCTTTAACTTCACCATTCGTAACTACAGCAGTTAAATGGTTAAGTGCAAAAACATTTCACTTTACACAAATGAGTACAAGTGGTTATAAATCACATAGTAGATTAGGTGGATGGAACAAAGGAACATTCGCACAAACTGATGTACCTTTTACATTAACACACGATAGGGATATTCAATTTATGATTGATAAAATAGATGTAGATGAAACAAACGAAACAGCATCTATTAAAAATATTTCAGAAGTATTCCACAAAACACAACAAATACCAGAAATGGACGCATATTTCTATTCTAAAGTTGCTACAGAAGCACAAAAATTAGATGGATATCATAGTTCAACAGCATTAGCTTCATATACAAAAGAAAATGTATATGGAAAATTAAAATCAATGTTGAGTGCTGGAAAATTAAGAAGATATGTAGCAAAAGGTGCATTAATTGCATATGTAAATTCTACAATTATGGATTTATTAGAACAATCTACAGACTTTACAAGAAAAATAGAAATGACACAAATAGCAGAAGGTGGAGTTGGTATAGAAACAAGAATTACAGATATTGATGGAGTAACATTAATAGAAGTAATAGATTATGAAAGATTCTATGATAAGTTTGATTTCACTGATGGATTTGTTCCAGTTGCAAGTACATCGCATAAAATCAATGTGCTAATAGCATCACCACTAACTGTAAAAACTGTACCAAAAATTTCAAGTATTTATTACTTTAACCCAGGTCAACATACAGAAGGTGATGGATATTTATATCAAGATAGAAGTTTATCTGATACATTTATTTTCCCAAACGGTAAAGATAATAAAATTGACAGTATATATGTTGATGTTGATACAGAAACATATACTGCTGCATAGGAGGTTCTAAATGGCTAAAATAAAGATAGAAAAAGATAATGTAATATTATCCATAGAAGATGAAGATTTAGCACAATATGAAGCTAGAGGATATTCTAAGGTAGGAGCTACTAAAAAGGTAGCTTCTAAAGATTCAGAAAAAGAATTAAAGAAAATTACCAAGCTTAATGAAGAATTAGAAGTAAAAATCACAAAATTAGAAGAAGAAAAGACAGAATTAGAAAAGCTTAATGAAGAATTAACAGTAAAAATCACAGAGCTAGAAAAGAAAGTAAAATAAGAGGTGTTGCAAATGATAAATGTTTATGCAACAAAAGAGGACTATTACAAATATGGCTCTAAAGTATTAGAAAGTGAAGAAACAGAAAAGTATTTAGAGTTAGCCTCAATAGATGTCAACAGGGCAACATTAACAAGAATTGAAAGAAGAGGATTTAATAATTTAACAACACAACAAAAAGATTTAATAATCAAAGCAACTTGTATACAAGCAGAATATATAAAAGAAGAAGGCATATATGATGATGATAGTATATCCAGTTATTCAATCGGAGGAGACTTAACAGTAAATGAAAAGGAATCGCAAAATATAGCAGACAAATTAAATATATCAAAATTAGCCTTTTTTTATTTGAAAAAAACAGGATTGACCAACAGAACAATATGATAAAAAAATTAAATCCAAAACACTTGAAAAGATTATTAAATAATAAATGTGATGTAATTATATATCAAGAAGGCTTATCTGAAAACGGTGAGCCTCTAACTTCTTTAAATTTAAAAAAACAAAAATGTAGATTTGTTGAAACAACAAAAATTATAATTAGTCCAGATGGAAGAAAGATTCAGCTTGTAGGGAAAGTAATATTGCTAGGAGATATAGCACCAAATATAAAGAAAATAAGTGGTGGACAAGTAATAATAAATGATATAGAGTATGAAATTTATCAAGCAAGTAGACCAAGAAATCCAGATGGAACAGTTCATCATACAACATTGGAGTTGATGTAATATGAAGATAACATTTAATAATAAAAATATAGAAAAAATAAATGAAAATGCCAGATTAGCATTAATAGATACTGCAGAGGCAATAAAGACCGATTTAATTCAGAGTCAAACTATGCCATTTGATACTGGGACAATGCAAAATGATAGTACGTTTGTCGATGATAAAAAATCAATAAGAGGTGTTGCAACAATAATTGTAGACACACCTTATGCTAGAAAAGTATATTTTGACCCGGAAATACATATAAAACAAGGTAAAAATCCAAATGCAAAACAGTATTATTTTGATGATTATTTAAATGGAAGTAAAAAGGATTTACCTTCAGAATATTTTGCAAAGTTATTAAAAAGGAGAAATGAAGGATGATATCTAAAATAAGTACATTAAAGTTAAAAGATTACTTAAAAACTGTAATACTAGAATGTAGTAAGTGGTCAATAGGCAAAATGGACGAAAACCAAGACAAAGCAATTGCTTTATATGCTAATCGTAGACAATTAGAAGATAATTCTAAATATAAAAAGTTAAAAAGTTATGGAATATTACCAATTACTTTATTATTAAGATGGACAAAAAATTATAATATGGCTGAAACGATGGCCAATAAGATTTATGAACTATTAGACTGTAGTTCTTTTTTTATTGATGATTATAATTGCTCAATTGAGTGTTTATATAATGGACCTATTGATTTAGGAGCAGATGAAAACAATGTATATAAGTTTTCAATAGAATTAAATTTATTATATAGAAAGGGTGAAAAATAATGGCAACTAAAACAGGAGTATATCCAGTATATGAAAACCAATTTCAAGTTGGTGCTAGTAAAGATTCATTAACAGATATAGCAGACATGGAAAGTTTCTCAGTCAAATTAGATAATGGAGTAGAAGAATGGAATCCATTAGACCAAAAAGGATGGGTTAGAAGATTGATGACTTCTAAATCTGTTACTATTTCAATTTCTGGAAAAAGAAATTTTGGAGATACTGGAAACGATTATGTAGCAGGATTAGCACTAAAAAATGGAAGAGAAGTTGAAGGATGTTTACAATGGACATTTCCAAATGGTGCAAAATTAGTATTTGAAAATGCAATATTTAACATAACAAATTGGGGAGCTGGAAAGTCAACAGAAGTTATTCCACTAGAATTTGATGTAATGTCAAACGGAAAACCAACTTATACAGAAACTGCATCACAAAGTAGTGAAACAACACAAGCAGTTAAAAAATAAAAGATAGGAGGTTTTATCCTCTTATCCAAATATTATTTAGGAGGGAAATTATGGATTTAAATATAATCGATAAATTAGATTGTGACAAAAAAACAATAACAATAGCAGAAAACAAGACATATGAAATAGACTGTTCTGCAGAAACAATGCTTCGCGTAGGAGAAGTATTTAAGAAAGATTCTACAATAAATGAGTTTTATACTGCAATAGAAATGCTTTTAGGAGAAATGGCTGTAAAAGAAATAAAAGAAATGAAAGTTACAGTAAAACAATTGCAAATAATTATTATTGCGATATTAGCACAAATCAATGAAATTACATATGAAGAGATGGAAAAACGATTTCAAAAGCAATAGCAACAACGAATTGTGGTATGACATGGAAGAAGACTGGCCTTTAATAGAGGCTAGTTTAAATAAACAATATGGAATAAGAATCCGTAAAGAAATAAAAGATATGAATTATGCAGAGCTATGTACATTAATATCTGGCTTGATGCCAGATACTCCACTGGGGAATATAGTTCAAATTAGAAGTGAAGACGATGAAGATACTTTAAAAAACTTTACACAAGAGCAAAAAAACATCAGATGGGAATATAGAAATAAAATAGCAAAAAAGGTAAGTAAAGAAGATTACGAAAAAGCAATCCTCGAGATGCAAAAAGCCTTTAAAGAAATGGCAGGTGGTAGCAAATGAAAGAAATAAGATGTCCTTTTTGTAAGCAATTGTTGCTAAAGGCTTTTTTTTGCAAAGGAGAAATAAAATGTATGCGATGCAAAAAAATAATTTATATAGATGAAAAAGATAGAGCGAGCAACACAGTTAAAAATAACTAGTAGTTAGCCGATGCCTACTTTTACCTTTGAAAGAAAGGAGAAAAATAGGCATGAGTACAAATGTTGGAGCTGTTGATATGGAATTAGTTTTAAATTCTAATCCATTTAATCAACAGCTTAAAAACACAACAAATACAGTTAAAAATTCTGGAATTGAAGGGGCTTTAGGAAAAATTGGAAAGATTGTTGCAGTTGCATTTTCTGTAAAAGCAATTGTAAGCTTTGGGAAAGAGTGTATTGAACTAGGCTCTAATTTATCAGAAGTTCAAAATGTTGTAGATGTTACATTTGGGAATCTAAATACGCAAGTAAACGAATTTGCTCAGAATGCAATAGAACAATTCGGATTAGGACAAACAGTTACAAAGAAATATGTAGGTACTTTTGGAGCAATGTCTAAATCGTTCGGTTTTTCAAATAAGGAAGCATTAAAAATGTCTGAAACATTAACTGGATTAACTGGAGATGTTGCTTCTTTTTACAATTTAAGTTCAGATGAGTCTTATACAAAATTAAAATCAGTTTTTACTGGAGAGACTGAAAGCTTAAAGGATTTAGGTGTTGTAATGACACAAAATGCACTTGACCAATATGCTTTGGCAAATGGGTATGGAAAAACCACATCTAAAATGTCTGAGCAGGAAAAAGTGGCACTAAGATATAAATTTGTAATGGATAAACTTAGTATAGCAAGTGGAGATTTTGCAAGAACAAGTGATAGTTGGGCAAATCAAACGAGAGTGCTAAGTTTAAGATTTAATGAATTAAAAGCAAGTTTAGGACAAGGATTAATAAATATATTTACTCCTGTCATAAAAGTTATTAATTTAGTAATTTCAAAGCTTCAAATATTAGCTAATTATTTTAAATCATTTACAGAAATGATTTTTGGAAATGCAGGAGGAGATGATAGTTCAAGCTCTGTGTCAAATTTGGCAACAGAAGCAAACAATGCAAGTAATGCAGTAGATGGAATAGGCGAAAGTGCTAAAAAAACCAAAAAAGCATTGCAAGGATTACGAGGTATTGACCAAATAAACAATTTAACTCCAAGTAAAGATGATAGTAGCTCTGGAAGTGGAGCAAGTGGAGGTATAGATTCAGCGAATTTATTAGATTCTACAATGCAAAAAGCAAATACGCAAATGGGAGCTTTAGCTAATAAAGCCAAAGAACTAATAGAAATATTTAAAGAAGGATTTAACGATGCATTTGAAAATACTGGATTTGATGAAATAATAAATTCTTGCGAAAGAATTAAAACAGCTTTAATTGAAATATTTACTGATTCTGATATAAGTGAATATGCAAATGAATGGATAGATACAGTACTATATAATCTTGGAAGATTAACAGGTAGTGTTGCAAGTATTGGAGTAACAATAGCAGATAATTTATTAGGAGGAATTGCTAATTTTTTAGAGCAAAATCAGGAAGATATACAAGAACATATAATAAATATGTTTAGCATATCTTCTGCAGGTTGGGACTTAGCAGGAGATATTTTTGAAACTTTTGCTGATATTTTTGCAATTTTTAGAGGACCAGAGGCAAAACAATGCACAGCTGATATAATTGCAATTTTTACCGATGGGCTTTTTGGAATAATTGAAATTGGAGGACAAATTGGTTATGACATTTTGTATATGATAACACAGCCTTTTATAGAAAACAAAGATTTAATAAAAGAATCTTTAGAAGGAATATTGCAACCAGTTAGTTCTATTTTAGGAACTATAAAACAAGGCATACAAGATACATTTTCAAAATTCTGGGAGGTATATGATACTTATATTAGACCAGCAGTAGAAAATATCAAAGATGGGTTTTCCAGCATTTTGGAAACCTGTTTGAAAGTTTGGAACGAAAATATAAAACCAATACTAGATGAGTGGGCAAAGAAATTTGACGATTTGTGGCAGCAACATTTACAGCCAATGGTTAATAGTTTCTTAGAATTTGTTGGAAAATTGGTTAATGTTATCTCTGAATTATGGAATCAATGGCTTGTTCCAATAATAAATTGGATTGTTGAAAATGTAGTACCAGTTCTTCAGCCGATAATTCAAACTTTAGGAAATTTGATTGGTGATGTATTTGGAGTAATCAGCAGTGTTGTTGGAGGTATTTTTGAGGCATTAGGAGGACTAATAGATTTTATAGCAGGTGTATTTTCAGGAGATTGGAGCAGAGCTTGGGATGGTATTAAATCAATTTTTAGTGGAATTTGGAATGCAATTAAAGGAATTTTTGAAGGAATCTGGAATGCAATTAAAGATTTTGTAACAGGAATATTAGATACTATAAAGAATTTATTTTCAAACATTTGGAATGGAATTAAAGAGGCTGTTTCCGGGATACTTAATGGAATAAAAGAAGACATATCATTTAAGATAAATCTAATAAAGACAGTTCTTTCTAATATATTAAATAGCATAAAAGATACCTGGGGAAAAATTTGGAATGGTTTAAAAGATTCTGTTGGAAATATATGGAATGCAATAAAAGATAAAGTTGTTAATGGTGCAAAAGGAGCTTTGCAAGGAATTAAAAATGTATTTGGTTCAATTGGAAATTGGTTTTCAAGCATTTTTGGAAATGCATGGAATAATGTAAAAAATATTTTCAGCGCAGGAGGAAAAATCTTTGATGGAATTAAAGATGGTATAGGCAATGCCTTTAAATCAATCGTAAACCGTTTAATTTCTGGAATAAATAGAGTTGTATCAATCCCATTTAATGCAATAAATTCAGCCTTAAGAACAATAAGAAATGTAAGAATAATGGATTTTCAGCCGTTTAGCTGGTTAAGTACAGTTAGTGTTCCTCAAATCCCATATTTAGCACAAGGTGGATATGTTAAAGCAAATACACCACAACTTGCAATGATAGGAGATAATAGGCATCAAGGAGAGATTGTTGCACCAGAAGACAAAATACATTCAATTGTAGCTGATGAGCTAAAGAATTTCAAAGGCACTGATAACAGTGTAATTGTAAATTTATTAAAAGAAATTCTAAAATACTTAAAAAATGCAGGAGGAGATATAGTTTTAAATATTTCTGATGTAGAGCTTGCAAGAGCAGTAATTAGAGGTATGAAATTATTACAATCTAAAACTGACAAATCGATTTTAGACTTTATTTAAAGGAGAGTAGCAAATGGAAGAAATTACAATATTGAAAATAAACGGAACAAAAATTCCAGCACCAAAAAAATGTCAAGTTGTGATAGCTGATCAAGATATTAATTCTGACACAGACGCAAATGCAAAATTACATAGAAATAGGGTGGCTGTAAAAAGAACTATAAGCAATGAATGGGGTCCTTTAGAATGGGACGAAATAAGTAAAATTTTGACATCTATTAAAGATGTCTTTTTTTCTGTTACTTATCCAGATCCACAAACAGGAAAATTTGAAACAAAAACAATGTATGTAGGTAATAGAACAGCTCCCGTTCTTGTAGTTAAAGATGACGGGACATTTATATGGGAAGGATTAAGTGCTGACTTTGTCGAGCAGTAGTAGGTGATATATATGTATAATAAAAACCCTTATTATCAAGAAGTATTGAAAAATGAAGAATTATTAATTATAGCAAGAATTGTATTAAATAATATGGTTTTAACAAATAAAAATATAAAAAATATAAAATATGATTTAGATACAAATGATGGAGAAAAATTTACAATAGGTGGTGTATATGGAGCAACAGTTGATATAACATTATTAAATTTTGAGAATGAGTTAGACGCTATAAAATTTGAAAATAAAGAGTTTAAAATTGATCTAAAATTATCCGTAGATGATTTATATACTGTAGAAAAAGTTAACAAAACATCTGTTAAATATTTAAACAAAATTAAAGTTAAACATCTAACATCTTTGTGGATCCCACAAGGTATATTTTATCCAACAAAAATAACAAAAAATGAAAACGAAACTATAACAATAAAATTACAGGACAAAACAAAATATTTAGAGAATGAATATGAATGTAAATTAGAACCACCGTTTACAATAAAAAAATTATTTGAAGATATACATAAATATTTCAAGATAAACTCGGACACAAATGATTTTTACAATAGTGATATCGTAATAAATGAAGTCCCAAATGGATATACAGGAAAAGAAATATTAGGGTACATTGCTGAATGCGCCTGTGGAGTATATATAATAAATAAAGCAGGAAAAGGAGAAATAAAGACATTTATAAATGAACCTGTAAAGAAAATCGAAAGAGGAAATTACAATAAGTTTATTCCTGCAGAAAATTATATTAATATCCAGAAAATAAAATACAATAAAGATTATGTAATAGGCGAAGATAGCGGATACATATTAGAGCTAAACGAAAAGAATCCATTTATAACAGATGAAGTAGCACAAAGAATATTAGTGAAAATGCAAGGATATACATATATTGCATTTGAATATAAAGCAACCATACCTGATATAGCTATAGATGTATTAGACATGTTAAGTTTAACAGATACAAAAAGCATTAATTATTTAACATATATAAGAGGAATATCTTGGGAATATACCGGAGCTGTTGCACAGACTTGGAGTACAAAAGGTGAAACTAAAATCGACAATACATATAAAACCAAAGGACCTATTCAAAAGCAAATATCAGATATAGTTTCTAAGGAAATTCCTAATGTATATGAAGATGCAGTAAACAAAGCAACCGAATTAATAAAACAATTTAACGGTGGTTATGTAATAAAAAAAGATGGCGAACTATATATTTCTGACAACATAGATATTGACAAAGCAGAGCACTTGTGGCGTTGGAACATAAACGGATTTGCCTATTCTAGTAATGGAATTAATGGACCATATGAAACAGCCATAACGATGGATGGACAAATTGTGGCTAATTTTATAACAACAGGGACTTTATCTGCTAACAGAATAAAAGGTGGAACATTAAAAGTTGGAGGAATAAATGGTTCTAATGGAAAGATAGAAGTTGTTGATAGTGAAGGTAATGCAATTGTAACAATAGACGAAACAGGTATTTTAATGGGTAGTAATACGCAAATTTTAGGTGAAGACGGGTTAATGAACACATATATTTATTCTGGAAGTGGGAACGTAGGCTTTGAATATAAATTTGAAGAAGAAAATTTAGAGAAAAAAAACATAATTATAGACATACCAATACCCCCAAATTTAAGAATAAAACAAGCGAAAGTTTTTATAACGCATGCCCCTGTTTATTGGGGAATAACAGATTTGGAAACTGGAAAATTGCAATATGTATGGGGCTATGCAAGAGCTGTAAAGTTATACAAATGTAGTAATATAAACAATCGACTTATAGCTGCCGATTTTGGTGGTGATGCATGGGAAAATACAGACGACGATACTTATGAGGAAATCAACAATGCATTTGGTCAAAATGGCTTTACTGCACAAGTGCCATCTAAAGAATCCTATTCAGTCGAAAAATTTGAATCTCTAAATATTTCTGAAGAATTAGTTGAAGGCATAAATAGATTAAAAATAGAAACATCTTTAGACAATGCAACCAATAGAGCAGATGGAGCAATGAAAACAGGAACAATATATGCAACAGTAATAATAGAAGGACTTATACAATATTAAAGGAGGATAAAAAAATGAGTGTTTTTACGAATTTATTAAATTTGTTCAAGTGGGAAATAGAAAAAGATGGAGAAGAAGAATTTGATATAAACAAAGCACTAAATGAGAACTGGGATAAATTGGACAGTAAGATTGATGCACATACTAAAAATACACAATTAGTACATAAAAACGCAACAGCAAATTTAAGTGGATTTATGAGTAAAGAAGATAAAGAAAAATTAGATAATATAGAAAAAAAAGCACAACACAATATAATTGAAAAGCTACAAAAAAACGGGAAAGACATTCCAGTTGTAGACAAGGTTATAAATTTAATTTTAAGTAAAAGCGATGTAGGATTAGATAAAGTTAATAATACATCAGATTTAGAGAAACCCATATCAGCCAAAACTAAAAATGCTTTAGAAAATAAAGTTGATAAAGAGCAGGGGAAAGGACTAAGTACGAATGATTATACAAATAAAGACAAAGAAAAATTAGAAAATATGGAAAATAAAATTAAAGAGCTAAAAATAGACACAATAGTAAGGACACAAAGCTTTACATTTTATAATGATAACAATATTATAGGTTATAATTTGCAAGGAATAAGTAAAAGTAATTTAACTAAAATAGAGCTAGGATATACAACTAACGAAACTGACGAACCACAAGAATATGCAGAAATAACAGAAACGAGTGGAAGGCTTGAAACTAACATAGAAAATGACGGAACTATATATCTGTGGATAAAGTTAACATACACAGACATTGGAGAAGTAAAAATAAACGCAGATAATGATGAGCATAGATATAGTTTATATATGGTTTTAGGTGGAAGTGCATGTTTTACAGGAGATACAAAAGTTCTTACAGAAACAGGAATGAAAGAAATAAGAAATATAAAACTAAATGACAAAATTTTAACACCATTAGGTATAAAAACTGTAACAAAAAAATATGAGCATATAGTTAATAAAATTTACAGAATAAAAGTAGAAAACGAAGAAATAAAAGCAAGTTATTCACACCCATTTGTAACTTTAAGAGGAATTGTTATAGCAAGAGATTTAAAAGTTGGGGATATTTTAGAGGATATAACCGGAAGAAAAATAAAGATAAAAGATATAGAAATAATAGAAGA